GGTGGTGGAGCTGGCGGAAACTGATCTAGATAAATATCACTTTGTTTTTAAAAGATATATTCCAAAGATAAAATCAGCTTACTACCACGCTTACTACAATAAAAAAACAGGACGCCAATTCAGACGTTATTTAGCCTAATTTTGGGAAAGATTATAGCATCAAAATTTGCATTTTTCTGCGTTATTTTGCGTTAAAGGATCTGATTAAAAGGATCTGAAAGGCGGTAGATCTGAAAAGGCTTTGTAAAGGATCTAAATTTGCGTTGAAACACACACATTTACTGCGCAGGCGTGGCGAGGGTTTGACTGCGATTTTTCGTGCGTGCATTTGGGCGAAAAATCGGGTTAAAACAGGGTTTTAAAGTTTGTTTTATTGATTGATTTGATATAATAAAATCGGGAGATATTAATACTATACAAGACAAAAACAGTTCTTGCGCAATAAAAAACCCGCATTTCTGCGGGCTGTTTATTTTGAAAGGATCTATTGTAGCAATTTGTATTCGGTAAACGTGATCACATCTTCCCCTACCCAACTGTTAATCTCTTTCAAGCGTTCTTGCAATGGGATAATCTCATTGATAAAAAATACTCGTGTTGCTTTCTCAACGTCACCAAAACCGCCAGTGTTATTAGGCACAATCCCCATTAATTGCGGTGGTACACGATGGGCCGCCAATACATCATCACGGCTTGCATTTTTAATATTTAAGAAGTCATCTTTCGCCACTGCGTCAGATAATGGAATGACTTGCATCCCGTCTTTCTTGCCGCCTGGAATATACACAAACAAATTCTTAAAGTTGCCAGTGCCTTTTGTTTGTCGGATTTGTGTTTTGATTGCTTCAATGTCGTCTTTGTTTTGTGTTGGGTCAGTCATATAAATAATCGAACCCGCATGCGCGCCATTAAGATAATATTTGCGACGGAATAATGTCGCACTTTCATTTAAGAAAGCAGATTGTAATGCGGCTAAATATTCAGGCACGCCATAAATCTCTTGATTCACATCAGGATTGATCAGATTAAACACTGCATCTTTCGGGAACTCGTATTCATCAAAGCCATTCACAATCTGATAAAACACACCTTTCTTCACGCCAACGCGCATATATTTTGCAAGGGGTGATTTTAACGCAATCACTTTCCCGAATGTGTTTTCAACTTTTTCAAGGTAAGCATTGCCAAACACTAAATAATCTTGCACCAGTTTTTCTAATTGTGTACGCGGTAAAAGTGCGGTCGTTTTACAGGTAGAAAGTAAAATATTTTTTTTAACTGTTATCGCACTGTTATGATGTGCCGATGCGTTTAATGCTTTGGCAAGATAACTTAAATTAATTGGCGGATTGTAATATTTTTCATACATCAACACGCTTTCGAAATAATTCAATACTTCTGCACGGTCAAGCACGGGAATAGGTTCACCAAAGCTAAACGCCTGTGCTTGATTCCCCGTAGAAAGTGCGGTTGATTTTTTTGATTTTTTGCTCATTTGGTAATCCTATTCAAAAGTGAAAATGGTTGATTGGTTACTTGACACATCGCCGTTTAAACCATAAGGCACATTTAAAATGCAGTTCATAATTGCCCATGATAAGTCGCCATGGCTTGCATCTTCTGAACGGTCAGAAACATAAGTAATCTTCCCTGTTCCGGTAATACGTTTTTTAACTGTCATAAAACTGGTGATGATTTCATTACCATCAAATTTAAGGCGGCGTTTCTGAATTAAGTTTTGCGTTTTTAATACCATCTCATTTTTTAAATCGGCGTTGTAATCAAGACCGATTGCCATTGGATAGAATTTTTTAACTTCTTGGAATACGCCTGAACCCATCCCCGTTTTATCAATCACAATGCGGGTGACATTGTAATCATCACAAAAACTTTTAATTCTGCTCGCTTGTGCTTCATAATCCATGCCGTGAAATGTTTGCCAATGCAAAACACGATAATCCCCGCCATCCACTTTAGGCGGGGCAATAATCGCCAACGCTGCACGGTCGCCAGTAAAGGCGGGGTCATAACCTAACCACACTTCACGATTACCGAATGGGCGTTGATAAAATGGCTTGTAATCATGCCATTCTTCTAAACTATCCACTTGGCAGAGTTGCAAGTCGGCAAATTTAAACGCCGACGTGTTATCATCCGCAAACTGGCACAAAAACAACTGTTCAAATTCTTCTTTGCTGTTTTCTGCGATCAGGTCGTCAATATTGAATAGGTTGCACCCACCTTCCATCGCATCATGAATTGTCACAATCTGCTTCCATTGGCGGTCAGCACAAAGTTTGCCGCTTTTTAAATTCTCATGCGAAATGTCAATTTCAACTTTGTCCGCCTTGGCACGATTTTTATTAAATGCTTTTCCAGAGAAAAACGCATAAGCAGGATGCGCAATCGTGGTCGGCGTTGAAAAATACGTTTGGCGATACATCTTTTGCGCCGCCATACCTGATGCCACTTTTCGCATCACATCAAATTTAGGCACCCAAAACACTTCGTCAAAATATAAATTGCCGTGATACGATTGAGCCGTGGCGGAGTTCGTGCCAAGAAAAATTAATTCTGCCCCATTTGGCAATTTGATGGTTTCGCCTTTTAAATCTACATCTGCCGTTTGCTTAGCATAGTTCACAATGTAAGAGCGGAACTGCAACGCCTGTTTTTTACTGGCAGACAAAAAGATTTGATTGTGTCCAGTCGTCAATGCATCAATAAAGGCTTCATGGGCGAAATAGTAAGTTGCACCGATTTGTCGGCTTTTCAAAATGTTTCTGATTCGGTTTTCTTTCGCTTTATGCCAAACACGCTGATAATTAAACATTCCATCAAGAAAGCCATTGATCAGTAATTCTTCTTGTTCCTGATCAATGGCATTTTGTTCTGCTTTCTTCCGTTCACCTTTGTTTCGATTGGCAAGTTTCGGGTTTAAATCCACTTCATTACCATCACCGAAAGAATATTTTTTCACTCTCGCCATGCGTTCCATTTGGCGACCGAGCAAATCAATTTCTTTGTAGTCTGCCCCGCTTTTTTCTTCTTTAGCAATCAGCAAATTCAATCGTGTTTCAAGGGCTAATTCAACACGTCCAACAGGTGCAACATCATCCCATTTTTCGCGGTCTTTCCAACTGGAAATCGTGGACGCAGCAATATCAAGCTGACGAGCAATTTCAGCGATTTTATAACCGCTAAAATACATCTGTTGTGCTTTTCGTTTTATTTCCGCCGTCACATCGGGCGAAGCTTGATTGATAACTTGTTCGTCCATTCATAATCCTTTCAATTTACAACCGCATAATAGAAAGGGGGCAGGCGTTAGTCTTTACAGCTCACCTGTGAACACCAAAGCAACAAAAACAACCAATAGACCGCAAAAATTAAACCTTTCAGAATAATGGCAATCTTTGAGCCAAACCAACCACAGAAAGGACAACCAATGGCAAAAAAATCTAAATGGGTAGTTGTCGCAACAGAAGGGGCAACAACTGACGGCCGCACAATTCAGCGCAACTGGATTGAAGAAATGGCCGAAAGTTACGATCCAAAAAACATCTACGGCGCACGCATCAATCTTGACCACATCAAATTCTCTGTCTATCTCCCTGAACTTGCCAATGCTCATTGCTTTGGTGACGTCTTAGCCGTGAAAGCAGAAGAACGTGAAGATGGCAAGTTACAGCTTTTAGCCGAACTTCAACCAACTGATGCACTCATTGCCTTAAATAAAGAAGGTCAAAAAGTTTACACATCAGTTGAAATTGACACCAATTTTGCAGACACAGGAAAGGCGTACTTAGTCGGTTTAGCTGTAACGGATAATCCGGCAAGCTTAGGCACAGAAATGTTAAGTTTCTCGCACAATGGTTTAAATGCCCGCAAATTAAAAGCAGATAACATCTTCTCTGCCGCCATTGAAACCAAATTAGATTTTGAAGGTTGGGATGGTTTAGACAATCCATCTGTATTTGCAAAAATCAAAGCGTTATTTGCGAAAAAAGAAAAATCGGATGATGAACGCTTTGCAGACCAATTCAGTGCCATTGAGCTTTTAGCCGAGCAACAAAAAGACATCTTAGAAAAATTGACCGCACTTCAAGGCGATTTTGCAAATCAACACGCCGCCATTGAAGAAATGAAAGCGGGCAATGAAGAAATTCATGCAACGTTTGAAGAACTCAAACAAAAGCCGGCACAAGCCGAAAATTCCCGCCCATTAGTTTATGGTGAAGAACCTGAAACTGACGGCCGCTTCTTTTAATTTATCTTAGGAAAAACCAAATGAATAAATTTACCCAACAAAAATTCCAAGCTTACATTGAAGGTGTCGCACAAGATAACGGCGAAGATGTGGCATTTGTTGCAAATGGCGGGCAATTCACCGTCACACCAACAATGCAGCAAAAATTAGAAAACGCGGTGCTTGAAAGTTCCGATTTCTTAAAACGCATCAATGTTGTGCCTGTTACTGAAATGAAAGGTGCCGCATTGCGTTTAGGCGTGCTTTCACCTGTTGCAAGCCGTACCGATACCAACACAAAAGCACGTGAAACTACGGACATCCACAATTTGCAAGAAAACTTATATTCTTGCGAACAGACCAACTTTGACACGCATTTAAACTATGCAACGTTAGACAGTTGGGCAAAATTCCCTGACTTTGCGGCGCGAATCGGTAACTTAAAAGCACAGCGAATTGCATTAGACCGTATCATGATCGGTTGGAACGGTACAAGCGTGGCGGCAACAACCGACCGCACATCAAATCCATTATTGCAAGACGTGAACAAAGGTTGGTTAGTTCAAATCGAAGAAAAAGCCACTGCACGTGTGATGAAAGAAGCGAAAAGCGGCACAGGCAAAATCGAAATCGGTGAAGGTAAAGAATATAAAAATCTTGATGCATTAGTCTTTGCATTAAAAGAAGATTTCATTCCTGACCAATACCGTGACGACACAAAACTTGTAGCGATTATGGGTAGCGATTTATTAGCGGACAAATACTTCCCGCTTATCAACCAATCAAAACCAAGTGAACAAGCAGCGGGCAACATTGTAGTCAGCCAAAAACGAGTTGGCGGCTTACAAGCCGTAACCGTGCCATTCTTCCCTAAAGGCACTGTGTTAGTGACATCACTTGACAACTTGTCAATCTATGTGCAAGACGAACGTATGCGCCGTCACTTAAAAGACGCGCCGGAACGCAACCGTGTGGAAGATTACTTGTCATCCAATGAAGCTTATGTGGTTGAAAACTACGAAGCAGTGGCGATGGCGAAAAATATCACCGTTCTTGATGCACCAACTCACGCGTAATCATAATGCGCCCAACTAAACGTCACTTTCTTGAAGTTTCTGCCGCTATCGCTAATGCGGCAGAAACCGAAGATCTAAGCGATTTCACGGAATACGAAAAAATGTGCCGTATTCTTGCGAGACATCGAAAGGATTTGAAAAACATCCAATCGACCGAACGCAAAGCCGCATTTAAAAAGCAAATATTGCCTGATTATCTGCCATGGATTACAGGGGCGTTATCTGCCGGAACAGGCAAACAAGATAACGTTTTAATGACATGGTGCGTGTGGGCAATCGACTGCGGGGAATATCACCTTGCCTTGCAGATTGCTGATTATGCCGTATTCCATGATTTGCGTTTGCCTGAACCGTTCACGCGAACACTTGGCACATTATTGGCGGAAGAATTTGCAGACCAAGCAAAAACCGCACAAGCCGCCAATCAGCCATTTGAAGTGGCTTACTTAGAGCAAGTACAACGCATCACCGCTGAATGTGACATGCCAGATGAAAGCCGTGCGCGATTATTGCGGGAATTAGGTTTGTTATTGGTTGAAAAGAAACCTGAACAAGCCTTGCAATACCTTGAACGTGCTTTAGGTTTAGATCAAAAAATTGGCGTGAAAGGCGATATTAAAAAATTACGCAAAAAATTAAGCAAAGCCGATGAATAATCGGATTTGATAACGAGCAAACCACGCACCCGTCGGGCGGATTAAAAGTGCGGTCAAATTCTGACGGATTTTTGGCCGCGCTTGATTTAATCCTCACCCGACTTTTTTTATAAGGGAAAACATGAGCGACGGATCTCTATCAGTAAAACTTGCCCCCGACTATGAGATGGGTGCAGTGCAAAAACAACTGGAAGATTACGGAACAGGTGAAGATATTATTCGAAACGATGATTTTTTCCCTGACATTTCTCTTTCTGCTTTTCGCAATCAATATCGTGCAGACGGCACAGTTACCGAACAACGCTTGCAAGATGCCTTGATTGAAGCCATCGCCAGTGTGAATGATGAATTGTCCACATTCAAAGCACAAAGCGAACATCACTTCCTTGAACAAATCCCCGCCCCATCAGTCAACGGCGAAAGCGTGTTGATTTATCGCTATAAACGCGCGGTGAACTGTTTGGCACTGGCGAACCTTTACGAGCGTTACGCAAGCTATGACAGCACCAATGATGGCGAAAAGAAAATGGATTTACTCAAAGACAGCATCAACGAATTAAGACGAGATGCACGCTTTGCCATTAGTGACATTATCGGCAAAAGACGGGTCGATGCGGAGTTAATTTGATGGAAGTTTACGCACAACAAAATGACAACTTGGACGCCATTCTTTACCGATACTTTGGAAGAAGTGACGGCTTACTTGAAATTGCATGCGAATTAAATCCGCACTTAATGGATAAGCCAGTCATCCCAATCGGCACACCAGTAATATTGCCTGAAACTGACACGGAAAAGATCAGCGTGGCAAGTGACACTATACAACTTTGGAGCTGATATGCACGACACACCATCAAGAGCATCTTACATATCAGGATTATTTGCCTTCTTCATCGGACGCATTGCGGATATGTTTTCAAATGTAAATTGGGCTGACGTGGCATCAGTAACAGGTATTGTGATCGGCGTCGCAACATTCCTTGTAAATTGGTATTACAAGAAAAAAGATTTTGAATTAAAAGAAAAAGAATTAAACCAACGGAGCCATCACCATGATTAAACGAACAGCAAAATATGCATGTAGCGTAGTGGCGATTGTAGGGTTAGCACTCTCTTTACACGGTCATGAAATTAGAACATCAGAACAAGGCTTGCTATTGACTGGCAATGCCGAAGGCTGTCAACGAGTGCCATATAACTGCCCCGCCGATGTATTAACATTCGGGCTAGGAACGACTGATGCAGTAGAAAAAGTCATTCCGCATAAAGTCTATACAGATGAAGAAATTGCAAATGCCTTTACAAAGGGAATAAAACAAGCCGAAAAATGCGTGAATACGTATGCAAACGGTCAAGCAATGCCGCAAGGTGCATTTGATGCCTTAGTGTCAATTACCTTTAATGCAGGATGCGGGAACTTAAAAAACAGCACGCTTTTTAAAATGGCACGGAAAGGATATAGCAAAGCCATGTGCGGTCAATTTGAACGATGGATTTATGCAAATGGCGTTCCACTGAAAGGCTTAATCGAAAGACGACAAAAGGAGAAAGCATTATGTTTGGGTTCTTAACGAAAAAAGAAAAATATATTTTATTGGTTGGCCCGCTCATGCTTGTAGCGATCATTCTGTTTCAAGGATGGCAAGCCAACCACTGGCGAGCCGAAGCGGCAAAAGAAGAACAATTAAAACAACAATGGGAAGCGTCTTACGTTGCTTTAAATGAAAGCGTGGATAAATTCAACGAGCAACAAAAAGCACTCACGGAAGCCGTGAATCAATTAAAAATCTCTCAAACCAAGCAAACACAGGATTTAAAAAATGCACTTAAAAAACACCAAGATTGGGCTGACACTTTTATCCCTGATGATGTTAGCGGCGTGTTCAACCACACCGAAAATCATTAAACAGCCAATTCTATGCCCGCAAGTTGCAGAATGTACGCTATTTGCCGCCACAATTAAAACAAACGGCGATTTGGCTAACGCTTATTTACAAAGCCAACAAAAGCTAAGTGTATGCATTGTTGAAAATCAAGCATTGAAGAAATGCATTGATGAATTTAATAAACAGGAAAAACAATGACCGATCAATTTGACCGTGCGCAACAGCTCGAAGAAATGCAACGTGAAATCGCCCTAAAAAAACACCGCACTTTTAAAGCAGTAAGTCGCCTTTATTGTGAAGATTGCGACATCCCCATCCCTGAAAAACGCCGCCAATTAATTCAAGGCGTAACGCGTTGCGTGGATTGTCAGCAGAAATATGAAATGCAACAACGGAATTTCAGAAAATGAAAAAACCAAACCAACTGCGCAAAATCCTTGAGCAAAGTCATTCAGACTTTGTGAAAAATCCTGACCGCTTACAGCTTTATGTTGACGGCGGTCAAGTTGTTGCAACAGGCAGCACATCACTTAGTTTTGAGTATCGTTACACACTCAACATCATCATCACTGATTTCGCCTTTGATATTGCAAGCCTCATCGTGCCGATTAATGCGTATTTAAGAAAAAACCAACCCGAACTATTCGAAAATCCGCAACGCCGTGAAAACGCCTTTAAATTCAAAATGGATTACAACAATAACAACACGGCGGACGTGTCGTTTGAAATTCAACTTACCGAACGCGTTGTGGCAAAACAGGTGGGCGAAAACGTGCAGATGACTTACGCCACAGAACCAACCGCACCGGAATGGGAAACATTAAACACATTGAAAGTTTATCTTGAAAAAATAGACGATGAACATTTGATTTTCAAAGGCGGTGAATAATGACAACGGTGGAAGAAGTCCAAGCGAAACTAACCGCACTGATTAATAATCTCTCGCCGCAATCACGCAGACAGTTGGCACGCAACATTGGGCAAGCTTTACGGAAAAATCAACAAGCCCGCATTGCACGTCAAGAGAACCCAGACGGCACCGCCTTTGAGCCAAGAAAACCAAGAAAAGAATTTGGCAAAAAGAAAGGCAGAATTAAGCGAAAAGCCATGTTTGCGAAGTTGAGAACGGCAAGATATTTCAAAATTCAAAGCAATGCCAATGAAGTGTCGGTCGGGTTCAATGGGTCAAGTGCAATGATCGCAAAAGTGCATCAATACGGATTAATGAGCAGCCCTTCAAAAACAAAAGATTTCAAAGTGCGATATGCACAGCGTGAATTGTTAGGCTTTAGCCAAAGCGATTTAGACATCATCGAAGATTTAGTCATTGAACAATTAAGTATTTAAGCGAGCTTTTATGAACAATTTGCAATTATCAGTCCTACTCAATGCCATTGATAAAATGTCCGCACCATTAAAGAGTGCGAGCAAAAGCGTGTCGGAACTATCAAAAAAGCTGAAAGAAAATAAAGCCGTTCGCGCACAATTAAGTAAGCAGGAACGAGAAAACGAAGCGGCAATCAAAAAGTATGCGGCAACGATCAACCCATTAAAAAACAAATTAAGCGCACTCAATAATGAAGTGGCAAAAGCTAAACAAAAAGCTGCCTTATATGCCAATCAATTAAATAGTGCCAAAAATCCAACCGAGCAATTCAGAAAGAAAGTGTTGGATGCACAACACGCCGTCAAAAGATTAACTGCCGAACAAACAGCAACAGCCAATAAATTAAAACAAACTCGACAAGAACTTAATGCTGCAGGCTTATCATCAAAAACACTTGCACAGCGTCAAAGCGAATTAAAAAGCAAGATGAGTGCGGCAAATCAGCAGATTAGCAACCAATCCGCCGCATTGAGTAAATTAAACGCCAAACAGGCGGCTTATAATCGCTATCGGGGAAAAGTCGATAATCTCAAAGACATTAACAGCAAAGCGCAAATTGTCGGTGCGCAAGCACTTGCAGCAGGAGCGACCATCACCGCCCCTTTGGTTGGTTCTGTGCGTGATTTTATGAGCTTTGAAGATGCTATGGTTGGCGTGGCAAGACAAGTGCAAGGCTTGAAAGATGATGCGGGTAATTTCACGCCTGAATTTGAAAAATGGAAAATAAATATTCAGGATTTATCAAGAGAATTGCCGCTCACTACCGTGCAAATTGCCAACATGATTGAAAGTGCGGCAAGAATGGATGTGCCAAAAGAACAGCTTGCCGAATTTGTGCGATTAAATACACAAATGGCAACGGCATTTGATGCGGCTAATCCGGATGAGCTTGTCGAACAATACGGCAAAGTAACAAAAAACTTTAAACTATCTGCACAAGCATCACGCGAACTGGCTGATGCCATTAACTATCTTGATGATAACGCCATTTCCAAAGGCACAGAAATCATCGGATTTATGAACCGAGTGTCGGGGATTTCTGGCATCGCCAATATTAGCGAAAAGAACATGGCGGCTTTAGGGTCAACCTTGCAAACTGCAGGGGCGGCAGAAGAACAATCTGCGACAGCCGTCAATGCTATCTTTACTCGCTTGTCACAAGCAAGCAAGAAAAAGCCCGTTAAAAATGGATTGGCCGCGTTAGGATTAAGTGCAAATGCCGTTGAATTAGGCATGGTTAAAGATGCACAAGGCACGATTTTTAAAATCGTGGACGCACTCAAAAAACTGCCTGAATCAAAACGACTAGGCACCATTGCAGATTTAGTCGGCACGGAGCATACAAAAACACTCGCATTGTTAGTCTCAAATACAGAAGAATGGCGCAGACAAATTGAACTGGCAAACAGCGAAGCGGCAAAAGGCTCAATGGGGCGTGAATTTGACACAAGAATGAAAGCCTTGTCGTCTAAATGGGGCATTTTTAAAAATAGATTATTCAATCTCAATTCTGTCATTGGGGGAACGCTCGCACCAACGCTTGAACGCTTAATGGATAAAATCGGCGGCGTAATTGATCGGATTAAAAATTGGATTATTGAAAATCCAAAACTCACATCAAACATTGTAATGATTGCAGGAGCAATCGGCGGAGCATTGACGATTTTCGGGGCATTAAGCACGGTTTTAAGCTTTGTCTTATACCCTATCGCACGGTTAGGCTTGGCATTGGCAAATTTAGGCGTGCTATTGCCAAGAATTGGCGGTGTAATCGTTCGTGGATTGTTGTCACCGCTTAAATTTGTGGGGATTGCATTATCCCCTATCGGTGCCGCTATCATTGCTGCAGGTATTGCCATCTTTAAATATTGGCAGCCGATTAGCTCTTTCTTTAGTGGATTTTTAAGCGGACTACAATCAGGATTACAACCCGTTATCGACAAATTCAAGCCGCTTGTTGGTTGGATTGAAAGTGTTTTTAACTGGTTCACTAACCTACTTGCGCCAGTACAAAGCACAAAAGAAGATTTAGATGCCGCCGCTAGTGCAGGGAAAAGATTTGGCGAATGGCTTGCTGCAGGTATTGATTTAGTGACAAAACCTTTGCAATGGTTGATGGATGGCATTAAGTGGGTGCTTGATAATATGCCAACGCTTGAAGGCATTGGGAAAACAATCGACGCGGCAAAACAAAAAGTGTCAAATGCCACCGCTAATGCCATGAATAACAGCGCTGCAGGAAACTATTTCATGACAGGTGCAGGACTAGACGTGCCAAATGTGAATAGATGGTCAGGCGGTTACGCGGGGAATGGCGGGAAATATGAGCCTAAAGGCATTTTCCACGGTGGCGAATACATCATGACCAAAGAAGCCACAAGCCGTCTTGGCGTGGCAACGCTGAACGCCTTAAACTACGGGAAACAAGCCTTAATTGCGGGCGGTTTAGGTATCGGACTTGCCACAGCCGCACCAATTCAGGTGGATAACAGACCGCCAATTTCTGCACGTCCAAGCATCAGCCAAACCATGCAACCAATGGCGGTCAATATCACCATTAATGCACAAGCAGGGCAAAATGAACGACAAATCGCCCAACTTGTTGCCGCCGAGCTTGAACGCATCAACCGACAACAACAAGCAAGGGCAAGAAGTCGAATGACAGATCGAGCATAAAAAATAAAAGGGCGAAAGCCCTTTTTTGTTACCAAGTTTTTCACACTCCCCCACACTCGCAAAATTAAACAAACTCACCAAAAATAGGGGCAATTATTACAAGTAGAAATCCGCCCATGTCAGCCGATAACAACCGCAGAATTGAAAGCATCATCCGCTTTGGCTTAATTGCCGAAGTCGATCATGCACAAGCAAAAGCACGGGTAAAGTGCGGTGAAATATTAACGGATTTTATACCTTTCGTCACAATGCGATCAGGCACGACAAAAACATGGTCGCCGCCAACACAAGGCGAACAATGTGTCATCTTGGCGGCAAGTGGTGAACTGACAACAGCGTGCATCATCACAGGGCTTTACACTCAAAACAGTCCAAGCCATTCAGCCGATGAACACGTGATCGAATTTGCCGATGGCGCAAAAATCACCTACAACCAAGCCAACGGCGATTTGGTTGTGACAGGAATAAAAACAGCCAACATCAAAGCCGCAAATCAAATCAATATTGACTGCCACACTGTCAACATTAAAGGCAATGTAAATATTGATGGGAAAGTGACATCAACAGGCGACATGATAGCGGGCGGAATCAGTCAGATGACACATAAACACAAAGATGTGTCGAAAGGTAAAGATAAAACTGGAGAGCCTGAATAATGAATCGATTTACAGGCGAGAAAATCACAAGCGAAACGGAACACATCAAACAGTCAATTGCAGACATTTTATTGACGCCAATCGGCTCACGTTTACAACGCCGAGATTATGGCAGTCGTATTCCGGAACTCATTGACAGACCAATGAATCACGCTTTGTTGCTCCAACTTGCCGCAAGTGCGGTGATGGCATTGCACAAATGGGAACCACGCGTGACGATTAGCCAATTTAAACCACAACTTACAGATAACGGCATCACTTGCTCCATTGTGGGCAGAACAAAAAATCAAAACAACGTCATCAATTATGATGATGTATGGCTAGGCGGTAAGAATGAGCGAATTAGTTGATTTATCAAAACTGGACGCACCAAAAGTTTTAGAAGATCTCGATTTTGAAACGTTGCTTGCGGAAAGAAAACAAGAATTCATCAATCTATTTAATGAATCAGAACGCCCATTTTGGCAGTCTCGCTTGAGCCTAGAAAGCGAACCGATTACAAAACTCTTGCAAGAAGTCGTGTATTTGCAACTGCTTGAACGCACCCGCATTAATCAAGCGGCACAAGCCACAATGCTTGCTTATGCAACAGGAAGTGATTTGGATGTTATCGCCGCAAATTACAACGTAAAACGATTACTTATCCAAGCAGAAGATAACTCGACGACACCACCAAAACCCGCAATCTATGAAAATGATACGGAATTACGATTAAGAACACAGCTTGCTTTTGAAGGAATGTCAGTGGCAGGGCCAAGAAGCGCTTATGTGTTCCACGCAAAATCCGCTCACGCCGATGTGGCGGACGTGTCCGTAGTCTCACCTGAACCCGCCCATGTTACCGTCACTATTTTAAGCCGAACAGGACAAGGCGTCGCAAGTGAAACCGTATTAAAAGCCGTCCGCGAAAGATTGAACGATGAAAATATCAGACCAATCGGGGATCGTGTAACAGTGCAAAGTGCAGTGATCCAAACATACGAAATCCGAGCAAAATTGCATTTATATCGCGGGCCTGAATATGAGGCGATAAAAGCAGAAGCAACAAAAAAACTCACCGCATACGCCGCAGAAAAACGCAGACTAGGGCGAGACATTAGCTTATCGGGAATTTATGCCGCACTGCACCTTGAAGGCGTTCAGCGGGTGGAATTACTCGCGCCAACAGCCGATATTGTTTTGCCGAGTTCAAAATCAGGCTATTGCACAAATATTAATATTGAGATTGTAACAAGTGATGATTACTAGTCACCTATTGCCAACCGGTTCAACAAAACTGGAAAAACGAGCTGCAGAAATTTTAAAAAGTGCGGTTGAAAATCCAGTCATTATTGCTGACTTGATAAACCCTGATAAATGCCCATCGGAGCTTCTTTCCTATTTGGCTTGGGCATTTTCGGTGGACAAGTGGGACGAAGATTGGAGCGAAGAAGTTAAACGCATTGCCATTAAACAATCTTTTTTCGTGCATAAACACAAAGGAACCATTGCCACCGTAAAACGAGTGATTGAACCAATAGGCTATATTGTTGAATTAAAAGAATGGTTCAATCAAAAACCGCAAGGCAAAGCAGGCACGTTTAGCATTACCGTGGAAGTGCCGGAAACAGGATTGAATGAGCAAACTTACAACGAATTAGTGCGATTAATTAATGATGTAAAACCTGTTTCACGCCATTTATCACAGCTCGCCATCGCCATTTCACCAACTGGCACAATGAATACATTCTTTGGGCAACAAACTGGCGAAATCGTCAGTGTTTACCCTATTTAAGGATTTATATGACAGCACAATATTTCACAGTATTAACCAACTACGGCACACAAGCTTTTGCAAAAGCCATAGCAACTAATCAGCCGCTTAGATTATCAAGCTTTGCAGTGGGCGATGGGAACGGACAAGCCGTTACACCAACGGCAGACCGCACAGCATTGGTGAAAGAGACACACCGAGCCAATGTCAGTGCCGTGTCACTCGATCCACGCAACAACAAGCAAATCATCATTGAATTAACAATACCGGAAGATGTGGGCGGGTTTTATATCCGAGAAATGGGGGTTTTCGACAGCGCAAACAAATTAGTGGCTTATGCCAATGCGCCTGAAAGTTTTAAGCCAACACTCGAAAGCGGAAGCGGCAAAGTGCAAGTGTTGCGGATGATTTTAAAAGTCAGCAATTCCCAAGCCGTTACATTAAGCATTGATAATTCTGTAATTTTTGTTACACGTCAGCAATTTAATCCGAAAAAAATTACATCATCAACCACAAATGGCTTTGATGAAAGCGGACATACACACGAAATCGAAAAAGCCGATACAACAAAAGCAGGTATTGTGCAACTCACCGATGACACGGGGCTTGATAGTGACAAGTTGGGATTGTCTGCAAGAGCCGGTAAAAAACTTGCACAGCTCATCAGCACGGTTCAAGTCGCCCTTGGCAATTACATTCAAAACAGCAAAAAATCAAATTCAGTCACAAGCAGCAGCAATGACAATGTGGCGACATCGTCAGCCGTCAAAACAGCTTACGACAAAGGAGTTGAAGCAAAAACGGCAGCAGATAATGCACAGCGCACCGCAAATGACGGCGTGAATAAGGCAAATGCAGCGCAAACAAGCGCAAATGAGGCGCAACGCACGGCAAATGATGGAGTTTCGAAAGCTAATGCGGCGCAAACAAGCGCAAACAGTGCTAACAATAACGCAAATGGGCGTGTATCAAAGAGTGGTGATAGATTAACTGGCATTTTGTATTCCGTGGGTATCTCATCTAAACATTTTGGGTATGACGCTTATGCTAATCAATATACTAGCGGCGCACCGTTTATGGTTGAGACTACAGGGTCGCAAGACCGTGATACGTATCATCCATTTGTCAAAGGGTTGGTGCGGTCAAATGGACGTTATGGTGCTGGATTTTCGTTCGGGTACACAACAAAGCAAGGTCAAGGTGATGGCTTCGGCCGCGGGATTATCCATCTTATTGAGGATAATGGCGCTAACAGGTTGTGGGCTTTTGAGCATAATGGTGACTTTAATAGTGCTGGAGATGTTCGCTCTTCAAGCGGCAAATCTCTTAACAACTCCGTGCAGACTAGCGATTATCGCTCTCAATGGGGACAGACAGGATGGGTTAAATTGCCTAATGGGCTAATTTTACAATGGGGCAAAACACCTGTAATTCATGACGAAAATAGCACAGATATAGTCTTTCCGATCGCATTTCCAAATAAGGTTTTAAATATTCAATTGACAGAGAATCAGATGCGGACAGTACACAATCATGCCACACACTTGGCTGCGCTTAATGTGACTAATTCAAAATTCACATTCAAAATTAATTCCACTTTGCCTATTGATTCATCGGCGGATTGGTTTGCTATTGGATATTAATGAGGTTTAAAAAATGTATTTTTACGACAAAGCCACAAATGGATTCTATATAGAGGGTTTGCACGAAATTCCAGCAGACGCAACGGAAATTGATGAAGAATCCTACCGAAATTTACTCGAAGGGCAAGCCACTGGTAAACAAATTATTGCCAATAAGCAAGGTAATCCAGTTTTAGTTGACCCACAACCAAGTGCAGCGCATGAATTAAATCTCGAAACACTACAGTGGACTATCTCAAAAGAAAAACAATTAGCTCTCTTTAATAAAGAGAAAGAGGCTTTATTGAACAGATTGGTAGATAAAGCAGATGAGATTAAAACAAATCTTCTTGTTGGCTATCCACAAACAGAGATTGAGAGCTTTTACCGCCAAGAGAAAGAAGCGTTAGCATGGCAGGCAGATAATAAAGTTGATACTCCAATGCTAAAACAGATCGCAAGAGTTCGTGGTGTTCCTTTTGAAGTATTGGTTGGGAAAGTTATCGAGAAAGCATCACAGTTTGCTGTGGCTATCGGTGTGATTATTGGGCAGCGCCAAGCGTTTGAAGATAAATTGCTGGGCTTATCATCTCAAAAAGAATTAGATGAACTGAAAAAGGAAATTGAAGAATGGAAATTCCAAGCAAATTAAGACTTTACGCTTATCATAATCTGATTGCTATCGACCAACTACTCAACGCCTTAACAGGTGGCGCAGCAGACGAAACATTATCAAGTCGCACATATCGTGGAGCGATATTAGCCGAACAACCGAAAAAACGGTGGCGTTTACTCTATCGTTTTATTAATTGGCTGTTTAGAGATAAAAAACATTGTAAAACAGCATACGAAAGCGAAATAAACGGCAAACAGCGCGATTATCGGTTCAATCAAGGGGATGCAAAATGAGTGAAATAATTTTTGATTGGATTCGCGGCGATGATGAATTCGAAACGCTTATTTTCACTAATGACGACGACACCCCAATGGACTTTACAGGGAGCCAATTTGATTTGCATATCGTGCCGGAACGAAGTCAATCAGAAACCATTAAGCTATCAACATCAAATGGCTTAACGGTGAAAGAAAACGAAATCACGCTGCATGTGTCGCACGATCAAACAGAAAATGCAGATTGGGCTGTGGCGAGTTGGGATTTGCAACAAACTGACAAGAACGGATTAATTAGAACCCTTTGCGGCGGCAAAGTGCGGTTAAAACGGGATGTAACAAGGGGGTGAAATGTGTATAAAGACTAAGGCGAAAGCCAAACACAAAGTGACACTCAAGCCTAAACCACGACACAAAATCACCGTCCAAAAAGGCTATGCCAATATATGCGGCGATCTTGATACAAGCAAACTACCAACCATTGACGAATTAAAAACTCACTATCAAATAGGAGCTTTATAGTGGCACAACAAACAGTAGCAGAATTACTTAATAGCTTTGCTGAATATATCGGCACTAAAGATAAAGAAATCATTGAATTATTTGAGCAAAAGATTACACAACTTAAATCTGACTTGCTAGGTGGCGATGTAGCGGCTGATTTAGATACATTACGAGAATTAGCCGATGCAGTTCGTAATCTTAAAACTGGCGAAACAATGCCTGAAAAATTAATTCAAAAAATAACAGAATTTAAATCTAGCCTTGATGAAGTTGTTAAAAAAATGACAGCTTTAGAAAGTCTAGATTTAAAAGCGGCGTATGAAAAAGGTAAACAAGGTCAATAGGAGCATATATGGCAAACTTTGGAAATAAAAACGAAACATTCGCTTATTTAGTCGGCAAAGATATTGCAGAGCTTAAAGCAAAAGTTGAAAGTATTGGAACAACTAGCGGTGGACTTGATGTATTAAAAGTTATCATTCCTGCGGCTACAGATGAACAAATAAATAATAGTGCAACAGCTACTGCAGACTTGCCAGATGAATTTAAAAATTCACTTCTTGTTGTTCCGAACAGTTACGGCGGATATGAGTTTATGGGGATTAAAGATATATCTGATGTTACATTTGTTGTAGATAGTACCACTGAAAAAGAAAATTTCATTGTAAAACTAGCAAACCTTGGAAATCCAAAAGAAACTGTTCGTGCGGAGATTAAAAAAAATAGTGGCGGTGGTGCAGCAAGCGATGCTTAACTAATCTAGAAGTTCAGCAACTTTTCCATATTCGGGGAGCAATAGACATTTTGTAAAGGAAGAAAAATGCGGTCAATTTTGGCCGCATTTTGTTACCCCCTTTTTCACACTTCCAACCGCTCGCACTGCTCCATTCTCTCGATCACAATAAAGACATTATTTAACCAATAGAAACTATAGGGCTAAAATATGTCTGATGAATATCTCCATGGGGTCAAGGTAACGGAAATCGCCGAAGCCTTGCGAACACTCACCACATCATCCACTGCCGTGATCGGTTTAGTGGCAACGGCAGCAGATGCAGACGCAACTGTTTTCCCACTCAATAAACCCACTCTTTTAACCGGTATCACCGCCGAAGTCCAAGCGAAAGCCGGTAAACAAGGCACACTATCTCGTGCGTTAGATGGCATTGCGGACATCGTGAATTGTAAAGTGGTCGTCATTCGAGTGGAAGAAAGCGAAGATGAAAGCACCATGAAAGCAAACGTCATCGGCACAGTGGACAGCGAAGGCAATTACACTGGCTTAAAAGCGTTCTTGGTATCTGCTGCCGTTTGTGGCGTGAAACCGCGTATTTTCTGCGTGCCGAAGTATGACAGCCAAGATGTTACCACCGAGCTTTTAAGCGTGGCGAAAAAATTAAATGGCTTTGTGTATGCATCGTGCGGTTCAGCCAAAACCAAAGAAGAAGCGGTCACTTATCGCCGCAATTTCTCACAGCGTGAATTAATGCTGATTTTCGGTGACTTCTTATCGTTCAACCCAAACACCAAAGCAACCGAAGTGGATTATGCAGTCGTCCGTGCGGCAGCAATGCGCGCGTATCAAGACAAAGAATACGGCTGGCACACTTGCATTTCAAACAAAGGTTTAACTGGCGTGACTGGCGTGACTAAACTGCTTTCATTTGACATCAACGACAGTGCGACCGATGTCAACTATCTGAACGAACAAGGCATCACCTGTTGTGTCAATCATAATGGCTTCAAGTTATGGGGATTACGCACCTGTTCAGCAGACAAGTTATTCATCTACGAAAACTACACCCGCACCGCACAAGTGTTGAAAGACACCATCGCACAATCATTTGATTGGGCAGTAGATAAAAACATCAGTGTGATGTTGGTGAAAGAAATCGTGGAAGCGATCAATGCGAAATGGCGTGAATATGTGGCGAAAGGTTACTTAGTCGGTGGTAAAGCATTTATCAATTCATCACTGAACACTGCCGCCACATTAAAAGATGCAAAATTACTTGTGTCTTATGATTACTGCCCTGTTCCGCCATTAGAACAATTAGGCTTTAACCAATACATCAGCGATGAATACCTTGTGGAATTCGCCGCAGAGATTGCCAAAGTAGGAGCATAACAAATGGCTTTACCACGTAAATTAAAACTCATGAACTTCTTGGCAGACGGTAATTCTTACCGTGGCCAAGTCACCGAAATTACCCAACCTAAATTGGCAATGAAACTGGAAGAATACCGTGCAGGCGGCATGATTGGTCCAGTGAAAGTTAATTTAGGCGTGGAAGGCTTGGAAGCGCAATTCAAAATGGGCGGTTACATGACCGAACTCATCAAAGAATTTGGCGGCAAAATTGACGGTTCAGCATTACGTTTTGCGGGCGCATACCAACAAGATGACACCGAAGAAGTCACCGCCATTGAATTGATTATGCGTGGTCGTTTCAGTGAAATTGACAACGGCACAAGCAAATCAGGCGATGACACCGAACAAAGCTACACCGTGCCATTAACCTATTACAAAATCATCGAAAACGGCAAAGATTTGGTCGAGATTGATTTACTCAACTCAATCTTTATTGTCGGCGGCACTGACCGCTTGGCAGAACACCGTTCAGCGATTGGCATCTAATCACCACCTAGCCCCGCAAGGGGCTTTTATTAAATCACTCCCCCACGCTAAAGCGTGGCATTTTTAAAGGTAGAAATCATGAAAAACGAAAACAGCAAAGTGATCACATTAACCAATCCACTTGTGCGTGGCGAAACTAAAATCACCGAAGTTACCGTCAACAAACCCACCGTGCCGGCATTAAAAGGTTTGAAAATGTTTGACGTGTTGCAAATGGACGTAGATGCATTGCAAGTGTTGCTCACTCGCGTGACAAATCCTGTGTTGCACAAATCCGACTTTTCCACAATGGAAGTGGCAGACTTCACCGAGCTTGCGGCGGTGGCTGTCGGTTTTTTAGGGAAGAATTCGGAAGCGGAAGCGACCGAATAATGATTGCCGCCACGGTAGAAGATGCCATGGCGGACATTGCACTGATTTTCCATTGGCAACCACAAGCATTTGAGCAAATGACATTTGCCGAATTAATGACATGGCGAGAAAAAGCAAGGGAACGAAATGAAACAGAAACTGATTGATTATGTATTAAATATGCCACGGCATATTGTATGGCGTGGAATCTTTATTCTTTCCATTGCATTTTGGTTGTTTGTGATTTTCGGCATTGCCTTTCTCTTTCGCTAACTCACCAAGTGCGGTCAGAAATCACGGGATTTTTTGACCGCACTTTTTTTAGGAATAAATTATGTTTCAAAACTTTGCCTTGGCCGCACTTGGAATGTTTGTTTTTACACGGAAAACTGTGCCTTTCCAAAGCTTAGACCGCACATCAACGTGGCGACATCCAACCAATGCGATTGTGGGTGCGATGCCGAAATCACAATTCACCGGTAAGGAAAGCGAAACCGTGACAATCGGCGGGCGACTTATCCCAGAAATCACAGGCGGCAGATTTTCCATTAAAGCGTTGGAATTAATGGCGGACAGTGGCGGTGCCTTTCCGCTGATTGATGGTGCAACTTTTGAGATTATCGGCTTTTTTGTGATTGAAAATATCCAAGAAACCCGCACAGAATTCTTTGGCGATGGCGCACCACGTGCCATTGACTTCACGATGAACCTTAAACGCACTGACGATCCGATGTTGATTGCCATTGCAGACAGTTTAATGAGTAATCTTTAATGTTAGGCTTAGACTTTAACGACAATCACCGCACCCCTGCTTTTAAAGTGGTGATCACCACGAAAGACAACAAACAGCAAGACATCACGCAAGTGGTATCAAGCCGTCTGATCAATTTGTCTTTAACCGATAATCGCGGCTTGGAAGCGGACACGCTCGACTTAGAATTATCCGACCATGACGGCAAATTGGCTTTGCCGCCACGCAATGCCACAATCAGCCTTGCACTTGGTTGGAAAGGCGCACCGATGATTGACAAGGGGAAATATTCGGTCGATGAAGTGCAATTTTCGGGCGGTGCGTCATCTGCCGATAAGCTCACCATTAGGGCAAGAGCGGCAGATTTAAAAGGCACGTTCACTGAACAGAAAGAGCGGTCATTTCATCAAAAAAAATTGGGCGAAATCGTCAACGAAATTGCACAAGGAAACAAGCTCAAAAGCCAAGTGGCGAAAGAGCTTGCAAACCGCTTAATCGACCACATCGACCAAACCAACGAAAGCGACATCAATTTGCTGACACGCCTTGCAGAAGAACACGGGGCAATGTGTACGGTAAAAAATGGCACGTTGTTATTTATGCCATTAGGCAAAGGGAAAACCGCCACAGGGAAAGATATTCCACTGCGTAAAATCACCCGCAAAAATGGCGACAACTACAATTTTTCTATTGCAGAAAGTGAAAACTACAAAGCCGTGCGGGCGTATTGGCACGATACGGACAGCGGCAAGCGTGGCGAAATCACGGTAGATGAAAACACCAAGATTGTGAAAAAACAGCGAATGACGAAAGGCAGAACGCTGAAAAACGGCACAGTGAAAGGCAGACGATTAAGCAAACGCAAATACAACGAAATTGAGCAACAAGAACCCATTACAAGTGACAGTTCTCAAATAAAATCACTGCGACACACTTATGCAAGCGAAAAAACCGCCATTACTGCTGCCAAATCAGCCTTTGATAAGTTAAAACGTGGCGTGGCAACATTTAGTCTTAGTCTCGCTTTTGGTGAACCTGATTTAATGCCAGAAACGCCGATTGAACTTTCAGGCTTTAAAGCCGAAATTGATGCAACCAATTGGCTAATTACAAGAGTAACACACAATCTTTCAGACAGCGGCTTTACCAGTCAGATTGAATGCGAATTGAAAGTGGAAGATGAAGAAGTGGACGTGAAAAAGGTGAAAAAATAAAGCCCTCAAATGAGGGCTTATATTATGGATTTTTATTTAATAGCATTTTCATAATTTGCGACACTCGCTTGTTTGCCTGTTCTCTTTGAAGGGTAAGAATTACAAAGACCACAAATAGCACAAAATTTGAAATCACAAATATTACCATGCCATGTTTTGAATCGTAGAAATGAGAACTTATATTAATAATAAGATTGAAAACCCAACATAATAACAGTGAGGTTCGGCAAGTTCCATAAGAATCATAACTGCTCTTTTCTAAATTATAAAGATTAAGTAAGTCATTGTTTGTCATAAGCACCCCGCACATAAATAAAATGTGGGGGTATTATATAACATCCATAGAGGTAACTTTTGCCGGTTGCTTGTCGTCTTTTTCTTCACTGGCTTGAGACTTTAAAGACTTAATTTCATCTAAGATAACATTATTCTGCTCTTTGAGTTCTTTTAATTCTTCTTGTTGTTGCTCAATCATCTCTATCATTTGTTCTTGTTGGTGATCATCAAATATATAATCAAGCCCCTTTTCTGCTGCATATCCAGAAAGGAAAATGAATATTGGCATCAAAACAGAAATGGCTTTCTGGTTATTTTGATATATTTGATAGATTGCCAACCACAGGGAATCAAGAGCATCTTTAAAAGAACGAGTTTGTTCATCTTCAATTTGCTCAAGATTTTTTATATTAATAAGCAAAGAATTAAAGGCTTCTTCTGATGCTGCATCATCAATGTTTAATACTGTCTTAAGTTGAACAAGCACATCTTGAATCTTTTTTATTTCAGGCGGTAAAGAAAATCCGATTAATTCATCGCTAAAAGTATGAATCGCAATCAATTCTTTTATATTGGCCAGTTCTGGGATTGGTGGGAGTAGATTGAAACTATCAGTGCCTGAAAAATCTTGCACCCTAACAATATTTTTTTGTAAAGCGGCAATATTACTCGGCAAACTATATCCAATAATATCGCCATTTAGCGTTTTAATTGAATCCATATTTATTTTCGACAGACATTCTCACACGGCACGCCGTCACCGTCTCGATCTAAACGGCTTTCGCCGCATTCGTTCAAGTGATATTTAGCTTCAGCGCAAGAACTCATCTCTTTGCAATATTTACTATCAGCACAACTAAACTGTTCAGCATCCGCTTTCTTGCTTTTTGCCAACACTGGGTGGGATATCACGAAAAGTGCGGTTAGAATTAAACAAATCGATCTCATCTTTAACGCTCCGAAACATAGCTATCAAATGGGTATTGTTTTTTCGCTTCTTCGCTATTAAGTTTGCCGATATTTTTGCAGTATTGCTTCACATCTGTTTCAAAATTAAAGCTATGCGTATAATGCTTATTCATAATCATGACACGCTTTAGGTCTAATTTTTTTTCAAACTTTTTATCTAAATAGGTTTGATAACAAATACCATTTACAACACTTTCTAGCATCTGTTTGCCGATTTCGTCACGGTTAAATGTCACTGATAAAAAACTTCCTTGTAGTTCTGCCTCCAGAATATCTAGTCCACTCAACGCTTTCTTATAGGTTGGCGGGAAATTATCAGCAAAAGCCGAAGATGAGATAGACAAAAGCGCGGTTAGAATTAGCAGTGACTTTTTCATTAGGGTTTCCTTAGGTTTGTTTTATTAAAATCAATCACCACTTCCGCCACTTCATTGGCATGCTGAATACTACTCTGCCGTGGATAAATACATCGTCATCTTGCGTGAATGTCCATTCTTTGTAGGTTGGGTTGTCGGAAATGACGAACATTTCTTTTCCCACTTTTTGCAAACGCTTGATGAATGTTTGGCCGTCAAAGGTGAAAACATAAAGCCCATCGGCGGCAAAGTAATTTTCGGAAATATCCACATAAAGCAAATCACCGCTTTCAAGGGTTGGCGCCATGCTATCCCCTTTCACTGTGATCAACTTCAAATGTTTTGCATCAGCACGTCCGAATTGTTGACGGAAGAACGTTAAATCAAATTCTTGTGAAAGCAAGCCTTGTTCGGTTGGGCTTAAATATGCCCCGTTTCCGGCACTTGCTTCCACGTCCAAAATATCAATCCGCACTGTGTTTGGGTTTTGCGGTTCGCTCACTTCTACAATGCGATAAGACGGATCTGGGTCGCCTTCACCTGTTTTTAACCAATGCGGATCCACATTAAGTGCGGTTGCAATTTCTAAGATTTTTTTAGGGTTTCTAGTTTCGCCACTCAAAATCTTAAAAACAGAAGGCTGCTTAATACCGATTAATCTTGCCAATTCCGCTTGGGATATGCCTTTTTCATACATTAATGAAGTTAAGCGTTCAGATAAAGTTGCCATAATTTCTCCTATATTTTGATTTTATAACTAAAGCTATAGAAAATAAATTTTCATTTAGCTATTGACTATGGATAGTTAAACCTATAATCTATAGCTAAAACTTAGTTATAGGAAATTATTTATGAATGTTTTTATAGTTAAAGCAATAGAAAAAGCTGGCGGGCAATCAGCATTAGCTAAAAAATGCGGCGTTAGTCAGCCAACCGTAAATCAGTGGCTAAAGGGTGGAAAAATGGATGTGAAATATATCCCCGCCATTATCAAAGCAACAGAAGGCAAAGTAAGAGCCGAAGATTTACGCCCTGATGTGGATTGGGCAGTGATTCGGAATAGTTAAATAGAAAAGGTGGTGTGTATGGGGTTAGAGATTCTATGCAAAAAATGTGGCAGTCACAATATTGGTGAGCTTGAATTCACTCGTGAATATTTATTCTGCCACAACTGCGAATCAGTCATAAAAATGGACGGAACGCCTTTAGCCATTCAGCAGGGATCTGACCTGTCAAAACAAGCTGAATTTCAGAATCCGCAAACTGCGGAAGTTGTCGGTAAGCCTTCAACAACGCCAATGCCGCTGATGGTTGGTTTTGTTCCAGCAGATAAGCTAGGGCTTGCTTTAACTTCTGTTCAAAAAAACGCTGGGCTTCGTTCACTCTTGGAAATAGCAGATGAAATTGATCAGTTGCTACTTTTAACCGATGAGCAGGATTCGGACTCACTTGCATTGCGGAAATTAAAGCGAGCATTGACAAGAAAGCAGTTGGTTCAAGTTCGGGAGGAAATCGCCACGCTGCAAAAAGCTGTGCAAGCGGAGATGGGGGAAGATTACTGGCGTTGGAGCTGGAAATAATTTGGTCTTGCATGGTGATTCCTTCATTTATCAAGTAAATGGTTTGAGTATAACAAAAGGTGGAAAAAGTGAAAGTTAATGTTAAATGCCCGAAATGCGGTTCAGAAAATATCTATGTGCGAACCTCAGAAAGATTATCAAAGTTAACCACGCAAACATTTGGCTATTGCAGTGGTTGTCGTGAGTGTCGTTTTAAAGTGATCAGTGAGATTGTAGAAGTCGAAACAGCAAGCTTTGAAACCAATCAGCAAGCCATGTTAGGCAATAAGCCATTAGACGAGACGGACACTCGACAAGTCGAAATTCCAACCGATTAATTCTTAATTTTTAAACATTAATTTAAAGCCCGTCGTTTGAAGAAATTCATTCGACAGGATTTTTGCAACCAAAATTTAGGGAGAACAAGAAAATGGCACGTAAAAACTATGTGTACGACAACGGCAAAACACACAAAGAACGTGTGAATGTGTATCAGTTAGAAAAACGTGTGAAAGCGTTGGAAGTGCAGAACCAAGCAATTAAACGTCATCTTCAACATCAAATCAACTTAAACCAACAACAAGTGCTATTGAATGAAACACTTTCCGACCGTGTGGCACTGCTTGAAAAAACAAGTTGGAGCAAGCAAGGGATGTTTGGTCGTTGGTTAAGTTGGGTTCAAGATAAATAAGCAAGGGGGCGTGTGATGTACGTTTCAGGCAAAGAAAGTGCGGCGGCAAAATTCTGCAAAGAAAATCAAATTGCGGTTGAGCCTGTGCAAAGTTGGGGCGATTGCCGCCATGTGATCGGTAAAAGTCGCTATCGCGTGGAATACGCTTTCAGCAACCTTTCACAAGGCGAAAGAGAAATCCTGTTGGCAATGGCAGAACTAGACATCAATGATTTAGTTAGCACCACATTTTCAGGCGAGAAACTACACCACTACACCGAAAACGGACAACGCAAAATCGCCAAGGCGTTTCGCAAAGTGCGGTTGATTTCGGGGATGTTTCCGAAAGGCATTACAGAACGTGAATTCACATTGATTGATAAAGCATTGAATTAGGGGGAAGTATGGCAACCGTGATTTTAAGCCGTGGCGCATTGAGCATTGTGGCAAAAGAATATTATCAAAAACTCGATAAGGCACAGGAAAAATTATTCGCTTACATCTATCACTTAGACAAAGGCGACGAAGAACAAGCAAGACAAGCATTTAATGAATTTATTGAAAACGGCGATTTAGCGACAAAAGCACGCCAAATCTTTTTACAAAAATACAGAGATTGGGAGCAATGGCAAGCCAATCCACGGAGAAAAACAGCATGAGAACAAAATTTATCGCCTTTAGAACAGCAAGCGAAACCGCCGCAGAAGCAGAACGCGCAAAACAATATTTAAAAGCCGCACAGTTTTGGCGAAAAGCCTATCAGTTGGCACCAAGCACACCGGATGAAGATTGGTGCTTTGCACGTGCAGATTATTGTTTTAAAGCCGCCATTGATACAGGCGCAATCAAGGTAAGAAAAAGCAGACAGTTAGATTTCAATGATTTTTTGGAGAAAGGCAATGAGTGATTTTTTCATTGGATTAGCGGTGGTTATGTTGGGCTGTTTTATGGCCGCCGCCTTATTAGATGCCGCCTTGTGTTGGTTGGCAAGTTGGATAAGTAAACACTTCTAAGGAGAAAACAAAATGAGTACCGATATTTACATCAATTTAGATTGTGGAGCCGAATTACAAATCACCAAGATTGGCGACCGTTTTCAAGTGTTAGAGATTGTCGCAGATAGTGACGGTTGGCGAAAACAAAAAGCAAGAGTGATTGGGCGATTACATAACACCATCATTGGCGCAGTGAATGAAGTCCGCAACTTTGCCTTGGCACAATATGAAGTGCTTTCACTCACTGAAATGGAAAGTGCGATCAACTCAACCAATCAAGCCATTAAAGATTACTTTGATCAGCACAATGAATATTTAGCAAACTTACAAAGAGCATAGAAATAACATGATGAACTGGGAGCAACAACGAGACAATAACATCGCTAAACGTGATTCAGCGATGGAAGAAGCTCGTTTGGCAAGAATGGAAAGTGCGGCTAAAACTCACCGCACTTTAGACTTGCCGCAAGCAACTGCCGCACAAATTGAGCTGTTTGCGGTTGCTCCGAATCATTTTGATTATGTTGAAAAACTGCTTTCAGATTTACCCCGCAAACGCCAACGTGAACACTTCCGCAATGTATGGTTGCGTGCTTATCGCAGTGTAAAAGATGACGGGTCAATTAGTTTTAGCTTAGGCAATAAACAAGCTCGCATTGCAAACACAACCTTGCGTGATGTATTGACAAATCGTTTGGAAGCCGTTTTTGAGCAATATCGCATTTCTGTTTCGTGGTTGCTTGAACGCAAACACTATTCAGCCAACTTGGCCATGCAAAAGCCTGTGGATAGTAAAGGCTTGCATTTTTATCTATTAGGCGAACGCCAATTAAAAGAAATCGCCTACAAACTCGCCTTACACTTCAACGGATTGCAAAGCGATTTCGTGGAAGATTGTGCCAATCAAAAAGCCGTTGGGCTATTAAGTGCGGTCGATTTTTCACGTTTAAGCAGTGAACTGCACCGCCTTTGTGCTGATGTTTGTAAAAACATTGGCTTTCCACTTAAAAGCCAACACCGCCTTGAAGAAGGGAAACGCCTTTCTGTGCAACAGCAAGAAGGCGAATTGTTGCGTGTGGTATGCGAAAAATACTGGTTTCGCACATTACGCAGCACACAAAAACGCCTTATCGAGCATTTGGCGATTGGTTGCGGTGAAGTGTCGGCAAAAGTCAGCCCTTACATTTCAACAGGTGCATTGAGCGATTACCGCAATCAACAAAAAGCCAATCTTGAATATTTAAAACAGATGATTATTGAAAACATTGACGATCCATCAGAACAGGTGGAATTGATGGCAATGTGGCAAAAATCATCCGGTAATCCTGCAATCCGTTTTAACGAGATGATGAACCGCTTGCGTGGCGTGGACGAATGGGCAACTGAAAAAGGCTATGTGTCATTGTTCTTAACCATGACCGCTCCTTCATCTTTCCATGCAACACACAATAACGGCACAAATAACAAGAAATGGAAAGGTGCAGACCCACGCACAACCCACGCTTATTTAAGCAAAAATTGGGCGCAGTTGCGTGCATTGTTTGCTAAACGTGGCATTGGCTTTTTTGGCATGCGTGGCGTTGAACCACACCATGACGCCACTCCACACTGGCACTTGCTTGTGTATGTGAAAGCGGAAGATAAAGAAGAAGTGATCCGTTTATTTAAATCAAAAGCTTTAGAGTTAGACGGCGATGAATTCGGGGCGAAAAAACACCGCTGCAGAGTCGATGAAATTGACCCTGCAAAAGGTTCTGCCGTTTCTTATATTGCGAAATACATTGCTAAAAACATTTATGCGGGCAATCAGAAAGACGAAACATCGGACGAAGTGGAAGGTTTGAAACTTGACGAAAACGTGCAACGTGTGCGTGCGTGGGCGAACCTTTGGGGCATTCGTCAATTCCAGTTTTACGGCAATCCGCCAATTTCTGTATGGCGTGAATTACGCAAATTAGAGAAATGGCAGTTAGATGATGTTGATGATAAGACCATTGCAGACGCGCAAGCGGTTTGTGATGTGTCTTGTTTTGCAAGCTATTTAGAGTTGCAAGGGGGCGCAATGGCTAAACGTGAAGATCAGCCGTTATGCGTGGAATATGAAGAAAGTGAGCCAAACCAATACGGCGAAACAAGAAAGAAAATTGTGGGGGTGAAAAACCGTTTCAGTTTAGCAAGCATAAGAACAAAACTTAAAAATTGGGTTATCAAAAAAGGCACAGTGGCAGATGTTGCACCTGATGCCAATGCGGAGACCACCGAAACAAACAAGGAGCGTAGCGACGCTTGGACTTGTGTCAGTAACTGTAACCGTTCAGAAATTGAACAAAAGGTAAAAGATGCACTTTTACCTGTCGGTTTTATGATTAATCGTTCACAAATCGACCTATTAATCAAACATAAGCGGTTACGGATTAATGACTTTCAGTGGATTTGTTATGAAAACGACAACGTTTTCATCAAAGAAGAAAAAATCCCGCTCTTTTCTGTGAAAAAATTTAGTCAGAAAGTGACTGGATTTTGGGAAAGATTGGGGAAAATGTAGGTGAATTATGGAAAAAGTTAAAAGAACAATAAAAGTAAAACCGTCAGTGGAACGAATATCTAATGGCGTAAATTCGCCAGTAAGAAAAATTGTGCAAATTGCTATGTCAAATAATTTGAGCAACAATGGGTACATGGGGGAAATTATTGCTTTGTGTGATGATGGTTCTTTATGGCAAAGAGGGGTTCAAATTACCGATGAACGATTTGAAGGTGGTGAATGGTTCAGACTAAATGATATTCCACAAAATTAAGGGTTCAAAAAATGATGATTGATTTCAAAATCTGCAACGATGACGCGCTAGACTTTTTAAAAACACTAACCGACGAAAGCGTCGATTTATTTATTACCGACCCGCCTTACGAATCGCTTGAGAAGCATCGCAAACGCGGCACAACCACGCGACTAAAACAAAGCGCGGCTAGTAGTAACGAATGGTTTGATATTTTCCCTAATGCGCGCTTTGAGGAACTATTCCGCGAAATTTATCGCGTAATGAAACCAAATAGCCATTTTTACCTATTTTGCGACCAAGAAACCATGTTTGCGGCAAAACCTGCCGCCGAAAAGTGCGGTTTTAAATTTTGGAAACCGTTAGTTTGGGATAAACAATGCATAGGAATGGGCTATCACTACCGCGCACGCTATGAATTTATCCTGTTTTTTGAAAAAGGTAAGCGCAAATTAAATGATTTAGGCGTTGCCGACGTGATCAACGAAAAACGCATTGCGCGCGGCTATCCAACAGAAAAGCCAGTCGCCATTTCCGAATTGCTAATTAAACAAAGCTCAAGCTACGGTGATCTAGTTGTTGATTGCTTTGCAGGCTCCGGGAGCGTCGGCGAAGCCGCATTAAAACTAGGCCGCAAGTTTATCGGCAACGATAAAAAACAAAGTGCGGTTGAATTGTGTATTAAAAGATTGTGGAACTTAAATTTAGAGGATTAAAAAATGAAAGAATTAATTAAAAAAATTGAAAATTGGGCGGAAGAAAGAAACTTAATTAAAGGTTCAACGCCACAAAAGCAATTTATTAAATTAATGGAAGAATTCGGTGAATTATGCAGTGGCGTATCAAAAAATAAAATTGATGTGGTGAAAGATAGCATCGGGGATTGCTTTGTGGTGATGGTGATTTTAAATAAGCAAACTAATAGCAACTTTGATTTTAAGCCTTTGCCATACTTGGCTAGTAAAGGGATTGATGTTTGGATTGAAAAGTGCGTAGCAAAATTTGCAAGCATTTCAGAAAAAATAAATTATACAGGAAAAGCAAACCGCCATTTGGAATATGATTTTGCTTATGCATTATATTGTCTTATCAAAATTTCTAATGAATATGGATTAACCTTAGAAAGCTGTGTGCAAGCGGCATGGGATGAAATCAAAGACCGCAAAGGGCGTATGATTGACGGCGTGTTTGTGAAAGAAGGTGATTTATAATGGAACGTTATTTTTCAATAAAAGAGATCGTGCAAACTGGCATTTGTTCAGAAGCGACCGTGAAACGTTGGATTTCTAGTGGCAAGTTAAAGTCTTATAAATTCGGTCGCTCCCGCAAGATTGCGGAAAGCGACTTGAACGAATACATTAAGACTTGTCGGCAATAATTTCTTTGAATAAACCATTCGCACATTTTTCAACATAGTTGGCCCATTCTTGAAACGTCTTTAATCTGTAAGGAAGATATTCCGCCCGATTATAGGCGTTTCGTATTTCATCGGAATTCAAATGACTTAGGCAAATTTCGATGACTTCTTTATCTAATCCGAGTTCTAGGCGATTATCATTGCAATAGCTGCTGAATAACGACCGTATGCCGTGATTTGTCATGGTGCCTTTGTATTTGCCGCCGTCCATTGTTTTAATCACTTCATTCGGCGTTTGGCTGTTGATATGCTTTTCGTTTCTCGCCTTTGATAAAGTGGACGGGAACAAATATTCCTTGTTTGTGTGTTGCTTGATGTATGAAAGCAAGGTTTCTGCCTGTTTACTTAATGGCACAAGGTGCAGTCGCTCCCCTTTCCCACCTTTTGAAATGACCACTTGCCACACTTTGCCATTCGGTAAATTCTCGTGTTCGATGATGTCAGAATATTTTGCACTGACGGTTTCGCTCGCCCTTGTGGCATTGAGCAATCCCCATAAAATCGCAAGTCGCACCGTTTGGGATATGTTGGCCCGTGCAAGGCTGATCATAAATTCCGGTAACGCTTTGTAATGAATTGACGGGTGATGTTTGTTTTTATTCACTGCAGGGAGATCATCGCCAAGATATTTCCATTTGTTGTTTTCCCAATATTCAAAACGTTCGGCATATTCTGCGATTGATTTTAAAACCAAATAACGCTTTTTCAATTCAGCCGTTGCACCTGATTGGCGATGCGGTTCAAGCACGGATAAGCCGTGTTTTAAGGTCAATTCTTTGAAAGGTACGTCACCAATTAAATCAATGGCAGCATTGACACGTCGTTCTGTGTCAATTTTTGTTCTCTCTGTGTAATTGCCTTGTTCTTTGCCGATTTTCGCACGATATAACAGCCATTCATTGGCAACATAAGCAAATGTACTGCACTGTTCTTTTAATGCTTCTGCGGCTTGTTTTTGCTCAAATTCGTGCGGGTCAATCTTATTGGCTAAGAGTTGGCGGAATTCTTGCGCTTTTTGACGTGCATCTTTTAACGATACAGTGGGATAAGTGCCGATGGTTTTTTCGGTGCGTTTTAATGTGTAGGGGCGTTTGTAATTAAACACCCACGTTTTCACCCCATTGGGTTTGACGACAAGTTTCAGCCCTTCCCCATCGAATAAATAATAGATCTTTTCCGCCGCTTTGGCGTTGTTCACTTGCGCAATAGTTAGCTGTTTGATAATTTTTGCCATAATCACAAAATTCTGTAAATGGTAGTAAGATTTTGCGCATTGTAAGTTCTTACTTCCATTTTTACTACTAAAAATTGTGATCGTTTGTGAAATTAACTGATCTTTTGAGCAGTATTAAGAGCGCAATAAAAAAGCCTTGAAGTCATTATTTTCAAGGCTTTAAAGTCTTTCATAGGACTTGATAGGTTTATTTTGTGGTGGAGCTGGCGGGAGTTGAACCCGCGTCCGAAATTACTCTACCTTCAGTACTACACGTTTAGTCTCGTCTTTAATTTCACTTAAGCATGCGGACAGACACGCTAAACTTAAGCTAGTTTGATTCAATTTAGTGCTTCGATCCTCAAACAGCGGCTTCCACACGATCTCGTTTTGGTTTGACTCCGCTTTATCCCCGTCTTACGAGCGGAAGCTGGGGAGCGAAGGCTATGAGCAGGTTATTAAGCTGCTAAAGCGTATTGTTCGTCGTTTGCGACTATTTTTTTGCGGTTTATTTACGAGGCCTACCGCACCTCGACGTGCACCTTGGGCTTCGCTAATCCCGTCGAATCCAGAATCAGCCCCAAAATCGTTCGGCAGTTTATCAAAAAATCTAAGAAAGGAAAAGAAGCTATTTATTAACCTGAGAAGTTAGGGTAAAATTTTGCCACTTTTTTATAAGGAATCGAATAATGAAAACATTAAAATCTCTGACCGCACTTTCATTAGGTGCATTATTTGCAAAAGAAGCAACACCCGCAAAAGCATCACAAGCAACTCAACAAGTGGCAAAAGCGAGTGATAACATCGACAAATATCTTGCCATCAATATTGGTAATCGTGAAATGGTGGTTGACGAAAATGGCCAAGCATTAAGTGCATTCAAACATGAAATCACTAACATTGGTCAAAAACCAATCAAAAATATTCAATGGGTGGGCGTGTATGTGAATAACCGCAAAGTGATTTACAGCCAAGATATGCAAATCAACTTAGAAACCCCATTACAACCGGGTAAATCCATCAATATTAATTTACAAATTCCGTTTGTTCAATTGGCTGAAGACGCACGCAAAGTCTTTATGAACCAACAAGAAAAAATTGATGTTTATCCTATTGAACGCGTTATCCTGTTTGGTGATAAAACCGTTCTCTCTGATCGTTAATTCTCTTATCTAGCCCACGTAATGTGGGCTTTTTAACAACTGTATGCTTGAACAGTTATTTTCTTTTAGATATACTAAAAACACGCCTAATTTTGACCGCACTTACCGCATGAATTCCACCCGAAAAATTATTCACATTGACATGGATTGCTTTTATGCCTCTGTTGAAATCCGTGAAAATCCAACGCTACAGGGCAAACCTGTTGCGGTGGGGGGAAGTTCTCGACAACGTGGTGTGCTTACCACCTGTAATTATGAAGCTCGAAAATTTGGACTACACAGTGCGATGCCTACTGCACAAGCCATCAAAAAATGCCCTAACCTGATTTTAGTGCCAGTCAATATGCCGCTTTATAAACAGGTATCCGCACAAATTCATCAAATCTTTCAACGTTACACTTCTATCATTGAGCCACTTTCCTTAGATGAAGCTTATTTAGATGTCACAGATTGTACACAATGTTCAGGATCCGCCACGTGGATCGCACAAGAAATTCGCCAAGCGATTTTTGATGAATTAAAACTGACCGCCTCTGCCGGTGTAGCGCCCCTTAAATTTCTCGCCAAAATTGCTTCCGATATGAATAAACCGAACGGACAATTTGTGATTCAACCTCATGAAGTGGAGCAATTTGTAAAAACACTGCCATTGAAAAAAATCCCTGGCGTGGGCAAAGTCACCTCTGAGCGTTTATTGAAAATGGGGTTAGAAACTTGCGAAGATGTGCAAAAACTCGATCAATCTATTCTGTTAAATATCTTCGGGAAAATGGGTAAGCGAATTTGGGATTTTAGCCATGGCATTGATGAGCGAGAAATCCAAGCACATCGTGAGCGAAAATCTATCGGCGTAGAACGCACTTTATCCGAAAATATTAGCCATGTTGAACAAGGTATAGCATTGCTAGATAATCTCTATGCCGAGCTTATTCGTCGCATTGAACGAAGCGCGTCGAATATCCCCTTAACCGCTTTTCGCAAAATTGGGGTGAAATTAAAGTTTGAAGATTTTCAGGTCACAACCTTAGAAAAAACTGGCTTCACTTTATCGTTAGAAAGCTTTCAGCAATTACTGGAACAAATTTGGCAACGTAGCCAGGGGAAGTCTATTCGTCTCGTGGGGTTACACGTGACGTTACCGGAAGAAAGCCATTTAGAACAAATGAGCTTGTGGTAAAACACAAAAGAAAATGACCGCACTTTTATTCAT